CTTTCATATATTACCTATTAAAATTAGTCTATGTCTATAGAGTTATTTATACAGATACTTATGTTAAAGCAACATCTCCAAAAACTTTCTGGCCAGGCTTGCGTTTATTCAGTCTCATACCAATGTCGGTCTTATCGAAGACTGGCGAACTATCATCCCAGTTCTTTTTTGCATGTTTCCCACCACCTCCAGACGGAGCCTCGAGATTAATATTCTCTTGGGCAGATTCTTCGAGTTCATATATCTTCATCTTTGCGCGTTCAATACCAACCAAGAATCTTCGATAGTAACCGATGTCACCCCAACGATTCTTCAACTGTTTAATCATGAGTTGATTCATCTCTTCAAGATATTCAGAGCTTACTAGACCAAGAATACAGTCTGCTGTGTGGGTTATACCCATTGACTCTGAAGTGTTTGTTAGATCAACATCTGAGTTGCCGTACGCATCTCTATTGTACTGGGAAGATGTAACGATTGCACAATTATATTCCATAGCGAGACCACGAACTTCTTCCGCGATAGATTTTACTAAAGTATAACTATTTGCTGCAGCTGCACCTTTTACTCGAGCAGATGAACAGATGTTCAAGTAATCAAGAAAGATAACGTCAGGGGCAAAATTCTTTTTCAGTTTTAACTCATTAAGCAGATGCCTAAAGTGACCGCTATGAGCAGATCCTGTAGGGAATTCCTTAATAACCAATTTACCTGTAGTCTTTGACTTGAGCCGATTCATTCGCTTCTCAAATACATCACGAGGAACTTCAGCAACTTCATCAAGAGTAATATCCATAATGTTTGCGTCAATCCTTCGACCAATTTCCTCAGCAGCCATTTCCATTGTAATATACAGAACGTTCTTGCCATACATCAAATGATTAGCAGCGAAATGGCATTTAAGTAAAGACTTGCCACCGCCAGTTGTTGCCAACAAGACAGTCATAGATTTACGGGGTATACCACCTTTAGTAATTTTGTTTAGAATTTCAATGTCGAATGGAATACGTTCTTCCTTGCGATGATAATGTTCATAACGATCATCTCCATCTTCAAGGAAATCATGACCAACAGATTGGTCAAAGTTGATACCCAATGAATCCGAGAGCAATCCTGGGATTGCCCCCTTATCCAATTGTTCTTTGTCTTGACCATCAAGAATCAGAATTGCTTTGCGTATACTATTATATAAATCTTTGTCTTGGCAAAACTTTTCTGTTTCATCAACCAAAAACTCCATATTGGTATTAGCATCAATTGACATACTATCAACTAATTGGTGAACACCTTGATACGTATCTTCGTTCAGATCCTTGCGTTTATCAACGGCAATCTTTAAAGCTTCAAGTGAAGGTGGCGCCTTGTACTTTTCCATGTACTCGGAAGCCGTTTGAAACACTTTACGAAGTACGGTGTTATCGAAGTAATCTTCTTTTAAATATGGAAATACCTTGCGGCAATAGTCCTCATTCAGTATCAGATTCGATAGTATCGTCTTCTCGAGCATTTTGATCTCCCATTACTGCTGCGTTTAATTTAAACTTGCGTTCAATATATTCATTGTATTTAGGACATTTCATGATACGCTCAAAGAACTCATCATCAACCATAATATCCTTTGCTCTGCGTTTTGGTTCCATTACCTCACCGGTAGATATATTAACTTCGTTATACCAGCCTTGAGTTTTTGAAATAAGATGACCTGATTCCAAAGCCAATTCCATTAATGAAGACCATTTCTGAATACCTTTATCAAATAATACAGTGAAAGGCAGTTTTGATTTTTCCTTGACATATCTTGACTTTTCAATGTTAATTGTAAACTTGAAACCTTCAAGATCCTTGCCATCCTTCTCTTGGGATTTACCAATAATGAATACTTGGTTTGCACTGTACATAATACCTGTACCACCAGATACAACAGCTTTTGGAAATAATCCCATCTCTTGATATACATGGTTAATAGCGATACAAGGAATATCACGAGTAGTTAGCTTAGGTGTAACAATACGGAACAACGACTTGATCTGTTTTGCGCGAGACATGTCAGCAACTGACTTTTCAGACATAGCATCTTCGACTTCTTTCTTCGAAGCAAGGTTACCAATTGAGTCAATCAGAATCATAACACGATCGCCTTTACTAACTTCTTCAAGACGTTTTGTCAAATCAAACTTTAGCTGTTCTACATCTTCCAATGGCACGTGAATAACACGGTCAATATCAATATCAAAACTTTGTAAATAATCGGGCGTGATACCATATTCTGAATCATATAGTAGTGCAACACCATCCTTATACTTATCAAGGTATGCCTTCATACAGTATAGACCTAAAAGCGTTTTGAAACTTTTAGATACACCAGCTAGGACCGTTAACCCAGGAATCAATCCACCATTAAGACTACCACTAAAGGCAATATTAACAATAGGAAGATCTGTTTTAATAGGATCCTTTACTTGAAAGAAGTCAGATTTGGAAAGAACCGAAGATCCTTTAACCGAACCTGCCTTCAACATTTTATCTAGTAAACTCATATTTTATTCTCCACTTAGAATTGTATATAACTTATCGGCAAACGCATCGAGTTTCTCATATCGGTTTGGCCAATAGATGTAATCCTTTTCAGGGTTTGCCTTTAAGTTATTCAATAGCGGTACTACCGCATCATATATTAATTGTGCCTTAGCGGCGCTCGCATTAGCAGAAGCTGCGGTTGTAGTAACCTCGGCCTTCGCTTGTTGAACTACTTCTAATTCATCAGCATCGACAGCAGTAAAACCAAAATCAAAATCAAGGATGGTGGTTTCTTTTTCTATAGACATATTGTCTCCTTTAAAAGAGGGGGGTCCGAAGACCCCCATGCTGATATTAACTACGAGCCAATTCCTTAAAAATACTAAGGTCATCATCATCACTTGCGGCTAAGCCTACTGAAGGTTCTGCCGTTGCCATTCTTGGCTCGGACGAATAGCTAGACATACTGGACAAATCCAATTCATCCGCTGTTTCAGTAACCGGTGCAGAAGCAGTCGGCGCATCATTTTGTAAATCAAGTACTCGATACAATTTAGTTCTTAGTTCAGTGTAAGATTTGAAATTACTTTCTGATACTAACTCCTGTAGAGAATGTTGTTCTCCCCAAATCCTTTCTAACTCTGCATCATCTTCTGACAATGGAGTAGCAGGATCGAACTCAGATTTATCGTAGTTCGGATAACCTTCGAATTGACGGATCTTCAACCTGAAGTTTGCGCCTTCCCATAAATCAAACGGATTGGTCGGTTCTTCATCTTCGAACGTAGGGTTCATAAGATCATTCAACTTATCAAAGATTTTTTTACCAAACTGATACATGAATACTTTACCTTCATTTTCAGGTTGGCCTGGGTCTTTAACAACAAAGATATTGGCAGTATACTTCAGCCTGCGCTTCTGTTTACGTGCTTGTTCTTTATCAGCTTCAACACCAGAGTTCCACAGCTTAGAGTTAAACTCTGATACTGGGTCATCTTGATTGAGGGTTGTTAGTGAGTTTTCAATATACCAAAGACCTGTTGGTCCTTGGAAACCGTGATCCCAAATTCGTACGAAAGGCATTTCTTCACCTTTAGAGGCTGGTAGGAATCGAATAACGGCGAAGCCATTTCCTGCCTTATCTTTTGTTGGTTTCCAAAATTTTCCTGCGTTCGGATCTGAGTAGGATTTTGTAGAAATCTTTTCGAGTTGTGAATTCAACTTGTCGAGAGTCTTCGAGCGGTTCTTCTTAAGTGAAGAAAAGTCTGTAAGTGCCATAATTAGTTCTCCTATTATATAGCGTTATATTTGCGTAGTATTTAAATAATAAATCGATCTTTGATTAATTTCTTAAACCGATCTGCGTCAAAATCTAAAAAAGGTTTATACTTTTTAGATTTGTTTATTATATCACAAGATACGTGTTTGTCAACTATTTTTTCTTGCCAGTATGAAAATATATTCGCACTGTGTGCAAGAATAGTAAATGTTTCCAAACTAATCTTCTTTTGTAACAACATTGTCATTACCAAAGGATGTTGCCCATCTATTGATATAAAGTTTCGCTTGTATTCATCATCAAGATGAGCAAGCTCGGATTTGAAGATATAACCTAATGATTCTATCCTCTTCCTCCAATTCGTATATCTGGCTTCTCCTTCGCTGTCGAGTAGATCTCGAACCCAGATGTTTTTATTTATTAAAAGATTACTCAATATTAAACCATGTGGGTCATCTTTTTTAGAAAGTTTTGCGAATGAATATGCATCGTTTCGAGACATAAATGTATCAAAGTTTGCACGTACTTTTCCATTATATTTAAAGTAATCATAACCGTCCGTTGTAAAATGTTTCTTTAGCGCAAGAAATTTAACGTACGTGTTAAACGAATCATCACTTACTAAAGTCTGTGATATCTTGTTCATCTTCTTTTTGCACCATTCTTAAACTAACTGCCTCAGTTCGTATCTTTTCTTTCAACACCGAACTCTTTTTGACTATCTGAGCGATAGTCTCAATTTCAATACCATTCTTCTCAGAGTAATCAACAAGGGCATCAATATATGGGACTCCGTTTGCGATATGTCTGCTTATTTCATGGTGTATTTTATCTGGTGTTAAAGTCACAACGGACATATCAAGTTTTTCCTTAGATTCTTTTTTAGTCATGTATACCCTTATATTATATACTAGTTGCCAGGATATGTCAATAGTTATTTTTGTTAATGTTTTATTTAATTTGTTAGACTATTATACAACAGTATACTATAAATGTCAATGGATTATTTTACTAGGATGAAAATAAATCTGTTCAGCCGCTATATGACTGAACAGGTCTATTATAACAAGGTTTTAATCAAATGTCAATCTATTTATGAAGCTATAGCTTCTATGCGATCATAATGATAAGGAATGGTAGGGCTATTGACGTGCCGGCAAGAAACATTGATGACGTGACGTCGCAAATCATACAGACTTTTTTGTCTTCTTTCAATTTAGCAACAAATTTCAAAGTGTTAATTTCTCTCCTTCTCGAGATATTTTATATTTTGG